ATATGTGCCAGCGTGGTGCGCACGATACCGGGCGCGTTGACGGGCGCGGTAAAAAAGGCACCCTTCCCCCCTCCCCCTCACGGTAGCGATACGGGGGCCACCCAGAAATTTTCCCTAGTTTTTCAGCGTAGAAGATAATTAACCAAAAGGAGTACTTTGAAATGGCGTATGAAATGAGAGCAGGACAAGGCAGCTTGTTCAAGAATGACCAGAAGACAACTGACAAGCATCCCAACTTGAAGGGCAGGGTGATGTTGCCCAACGGTGAGGTCAGGTGGGCCAGTGGCTGGGTCAAGTACACGGAGGCTGGCGAGAAGTGGATTAGCCTGAGCATTGGTGAGCTTTGCCAGCAGCAGTCTGGTGGCCAGGCGGTGGCTGCACCGGCTCGGGTGGTTGCTGTTGATGACGATATACCGTTCTGATGGCCACCAGACAACCCAAGCCGTCAAGTGTGATCCCTCCCCTGACCAACTGGGGAGGGGTGAGGTCTGTGCAGCGCAGGCTGGAGCGGAGCACTACCATTGTGGCCAACAAGGAGGCAGTGGCTTACGCGCTGCTTTCGATGGCCAACACCAAGCTGACTGACATCATGTCGTGGGATGAGGCTGGCAATGTGACTGTGAAGCCAAGCCACCTGATCCCGGAGCACGCTTTGCATGCGATCAAGTCGATCAAGGTGAACAGCAAGAAGGACTCTGACGGCAATGTGTACTCTACGCTGGACATTGAGCTGTACGACAAGGTCGGGGTTCTGCGGTTGCTGGCCAAGGCGGCTGGTCTACTGGATAACCCTGATGATGGCAGCGAGAAGCCTTCTGTGATCGACATCAATGTGGTGGCCCCTCGGGGTTCTGGCCATGAGTGAGTCGCGTGATGACATCCGGGCCGCTCGGGCCTATGAGCGCAAACTGAGGGATAACCCTGATTGCAGGGACCCTGACCACCCAGGCTGCGAGTTTTGTGAAGAACGCAAGGAAGAAGAAGATGAGCAGAACTAAAGAGCAGTCTCAAAAGACGGTGCCGGTTGGCGGCTTGAATTTGGACTTCAGCGAGTCGCCGGTCATCTACGACTTCATCCAGTCCAAGAACTTTGTGCAGGGGATCATGGGCCCGGTGGGCTCGGGCAAGTCATATGGGTGTGCGGCCAAGATCTTTATCAAGGCCGTGCAGCAAAAACCCTCTGCCATTGACAATGTCCGGTACAGCCGGTGGGCCATTGTCAGGAACAGCTACCCCATGCTTAAGACCACCACCATCAAGACATGGCTGGATCTGTTTCCTGAGAGCACCTTTGGGCCCATGCTGTGGACACCGCCCATTACGCACCACATTCGGCTGCCTGCCCGTGGTGATGCGGCTGGCATTGACTGCGAGGTCATCTTCCTGGCCCTTGACCAGCCCAAGGATGTGCGCAAGTTGCTGTCGCTGGAGCTGACTGGGGCTTGGGTGAACGAGGCCAGGGAGCTGCCCAAGGCGGTAATCGATGGTTTGACCCACCGGGTTGGCCGCTACCCTACCAAGCGGGACGGCGGGGCCACCTGGCACGGCATCTGGATGGACACCAACCCGATGGATGATGACCACTGGTGGCACAGGATGGCCGAGAAGGAGAAGATGACCGGCCAGTATGCGTGGAAGTTCTTCAAGCAGCCAGGCGGCGTGGTGCCGGTGGAGGTTGAGGACTTGCCCGAGATGCCCGAGGCCAACGACCACATCTTTGCGTCAGGTAAGTGGTGGAAGGTCAACCCCAAGGCCGAGAATGTCCACAATCTGCCGCCCGGCTACTACCAGCAGATGCTGCTTGGCAAGAATCTGGACTGGATCAGGTGCTACGCAGGGGGTGAGTACACCTATGTGCAGGAGGGCAGGCCCGTCTGGCCAGAGTATGAGGACGCGAGCATGTCTGGGGACACCGAAGTGGACATGAATGTGCCCATCCAGGTGGGGCTTGACTTCGGTTTGACCCCTGCGGCCACTATTGGCCAGCGCCTGCCCAACGGAAGGTGGCTGATCCACCAAGAAATCGTCACCTTTGACATGGGACTGGAGCGCTTTGGCACCCAGCTGCTGGCCGAACTCAATGCCAGGTACCCAAACCACCAGGTGCTGATCTGGGGTGACCCTGCCGGTATGGCCAGGGACGCCATTTATGAGGTCACAGCGTTTGATTTTCTGCGAACACTGGGTCTCAAGGCGCAGCCGACCGCCTCCAATGACTTCAAAGTGCGCCGTGAAGCGTCTGCCGCCCCTATGCAGCGTCTGGTCATGGGCAAGCCTGGGCTGATTATCAACCGCGAGTGCAAGCTGCTGCGCAAAGCGCTGGCTGGAGGCTATCACTTCAAGCGAATTGCTGTTGGCGCCGGGCATGAGCGCTTCAGAGATGCACCAAACAAGAACGAACACTCACACATTGGAGACTCATTTGGCTACCTGATGCTGGGCGGTGGCGAATACAACCGAATGACCCGCACGCACCAGCTTGGAGGCCGAGCTCCGGGCATGGCCACCGCTGTTTTGGACTTTGATATCTTCTCATGACAGACCTGATCGACACCGTCAACGAAAAGCTGGCTTGCACCGGCATCTACTTTGAGCCGATTACTGATTGGCACATTGAGCGCTTGTCTAAGTGGCACAGATCCTTTGGGCCAGTCGATGTGAGAGACACAGTTAAGTTCAACATGGAGTGCGGCCCCAGTGGCGCTTTGTGTTGCAACAGCAAACTGCTTGGAATCATTGGAATCATCACAACAAGGCCACATGTCGGCGAAGTGTGGACGATTATTGATGACAGCATTAAGCATAAGTACAAGCGGCAACTGGTTGTTGGGGTCAAAACCGCCCTTAATATCGCCGCGATATCACATGGTTTGCATCGTGTACAAGTAGCAATAGAATCTAATGCAGATTATTCGCAGAGCTGGCCGCTTGCTCTTGGTTTTACGCTTGAGGGCAAGATGCGCTGTTTCGGATCGGACGGCTCTGATTACTTACTTTATGGAAGGGTCAGACCATGGGACTAGAAATACCAGTTATTGCATCTTTGGTTGGAGCGGGTGCAGCTGTCGCTGGTGTCAGCAACGCAAACAAAGCGCGTAAGCAGGCAGCGGCAGCACAGGCTGAAGCCCTTGCCAACGCAACCCGAGCGCGTGAAGAAGCCGCAGCCTCAGCGGCAGCTGGGCGAGAGTTGGCCATGAGTGAGGCCGCTAAGAATCGGGATGCTGCGAGTGAGCAAGCAAGGTTGACCCGAGAGCAGCAAACAGCGCTTGGTCTCAAGCAAAACGAACAGACGGCGGCACAGATCGCAGCTCAAAGGGAAGCGGCGACATCCTCACTGGCTGCCGCTCAATTGTCTGCTTCGCAACAAGCGGAAATGATGCGCAATTTAACTGCGCAACAAAGCGCTTCAGCAGAAGCTGCCAAGGCTCAATTGTTCCAACAGCAGGCACAGTACACAGAGCAAAAGACCTCGATGGAGAAGCAGGCCAAAGACCAAGCTGCCGCACTTGATGCGGAGCGCCGCAAGATTGCTGAGCGTGAATCCGCACAAATGACCGCACGCCGAAGGGCTGGAAAACGCTCCCTGCTCTCAACTGCCAGGATGAACCCGGAGCTTGGGCTGCCAGCAGCCAATGACGAAAATAAGCTGAAGACATTGCTGGGGGCTTGATATGGCCGCTGAAGATGACTTTTACGCTCAAATCGCTGCGGATGATGCTGCGGCAGCGGCCAGGATTGCGGCAGAGGATGCCGCCTTTAGAGCGCAGCAAGACGCACTTGATCAAGCACTACGAAGCCAGCTAGATATACGCGCAAAGGCAGATGCCGATGCGTTTGCAAAAGCACAGGCCGATATATCCTCCCAGCTTGCCGCTGAGCAGCAACGAATGGCAGAGACTGCGGCACAGTATGCCCAGCAGCAGGCAGCCATTCAGGCAGCTGCAGCGCAGGCGACTAGAGAAGCAGAGATTGCGCAGGCTGAAATTGCAAAGCAAATTGCTGAAACGCAGCGTCTGTCGGTTGAGATGGCTGCGAAGTCGAAGGCAGACATGGAAGGCATGCAGCGCACATCAGCAGCCAAGATTGCTGGCAGCCGTAAGGCAGGCCGCTCTGCTGGTGATCGCTCATTACTGTCTGCCTACAGCCCAACGGAAGGTGGCCCACCAACACTGGGTACTGCTGGTGGTTTGGGTGGTCCTGGTAGTGGGCTTGCTGTATCTCAAACACTAGGAGTAGGTTGATGAAAATTGAAATTTCCATTGAAAAAGGTGGCGAAGGCAAAGAGATGGAAGACGAAGAGTTGTCTCCAGAGCAAATTGCCGAGATGGCCAAGAAGCTCAAGAAAGCAACGCTCAGCCGCAAGGATCGCAAGCTGTTGGCCGACGCTTTGCTTAACGAAGAAATGGACGACTGAAATGGAATACGGCACAAACCCAAACGGCGGCATGCGTTTAACGCCCGAGCAGATTCTCAAGCGTCAAGCACAGGCGCAGACAAAGAAGGACGAGTTCCAGCAGCTGTACCAAGATGCGTATGAGTTTGCCCTGCCCCAGCGCCAGCTCTATGGTGTCTGGGAAGGCAGCTCTACTGGTGCCAAGAAGATGCAGCGCGTCTTCGACAGTACCGCAATCAATAGCACCCAGCGGTTTGCCAACAGATTGCAGTCTGTGGTGTTCCCACCGCAGCGCCGCTGGTGCCGATTGGAGCCCGGTCTCGACATCCCAATGGATCGCAAGCCCCAGGCCCAAGCCATCCTTGAGCTGTACGGCGAGAAGATGTTTGCAATTCTGCGTCAATCCAACTTTGACATTGCCATGGGTGAGTTCTTGCTCGACCTGGCCGTGGGCACCGCCTGCATGATGGTTCAGCCTGGTGATGATGTGAACCCCATCAACTTCATCCCAGTGCCGCTATTCCTGATCAGCTATGAAGAAGGCGCAAATGGCCAGGTGGACAACGTCTACCGGCGAATGCGCTTAAAGGGCGAAAGCATCCAGCGCCAATGGCCCGATGCCGAGATACCGCCAGACATGCAGAGGCGCATTGCTGACAAGCCAACCGATGACATCGAGCTGCTTGAGGCAACGATCTATGACGCAAACCGTGGCGACTACTGCTACCACGTTATCGACAAGCACAGCAAGGCCGAGCTGGTCTACCGCAGGCGCAAGGTCTCACCATGGGTGATTTCACGCTACATGAAGGTGGCCGGTGAGATCTACGGTCGCGGCCCACTGATGACTGCCCTGCCCGACATCAAGACGCTAAACAAGACCATTGAGCTGCTGTTGAAAAACGCATCACTCGCTGTCTCTGGTGTTTACACGGCAGCCGATGATGGCGTGCTAAACCCCAATACAGTCAAAATCGTGCCTGGTGGCATCATCCCCGTGGCTCGCAATGGTGGCCCACAAGGCCCATCACTCATGGCCCTGCCCCGCTCTGGCGACTTCAACGTGTCTCAGCTGGTGATCAACGATCTGCGCGGCAACGTCAAACGCATCTTGCTGGACGAATCCCTGCCGCCAGAGAACATGAGCGCCCGATCTGCCACAGAAATTGTCGAGCGCATGAAAGAGCTGTCTCAGAACCTTGGCTCTGCCTTTGGACGCTTGATCAACGAGACCATGATTCCTGTGGTCACCAAGATCTTGGAAGTGATGGATGAGCGCGGCTTGATTGATCTGCCGCTGCGGGTCAACGGCTTAGAAGTCAAGGTATCGCCCACCTCGCCCCTGGCCAATGCTCAAGCAATGGATGAAGTCAACGCAGCGCTGCAGTTTGCCCAGATCACCAGGGAAATGGGTGCCGAGGGCCAGGTGGCCGTCAAGTTTGGCGACATGATTGACTACCTCGGCGACAAGCTGGGCGTGCCTGCTTCGCTTCGCAACAGCGCGGCAGAGCGTGCCTTTGCTATTGAACAGCAGCAAGCCCAGCAGGCCCAGGCCATGGCAGCTCAAATGGCCATGCAGCAACAAGGGGTTGCGCTACCACCTGGCTTGCCAGCGCCAATGGGAGCGCCAGCATGAGTTGGGAAGAAATTGATGCCATCGGCCAAACAACAGATGTCCGCGAAGTAACCCAGCAGCGGGAGGATCTAGCTCGCCTGACATTTCGCGTGTTTTCCAATGAGGATGGCCAGAAGCTCCTTGAGTGGCTCCGCGCCATGTATGTAAATGTGCCCATCGCCGTGCCGGGCACAGACCCGTCCCATGCATTCTTTGCTGAAGGGCAGAGAAACGTGGTTCGGGACATCGAGGCGCGGATTAATCAAGCAAGGAAACTATGACAACCGAAACCGAGACCAATGTCGAGCCCAGTACTGGCCTACTCGACAGCGTACAGGTGGCAGACGAAAGCAAGACAGAGAGCACCCAGGCTGTTGAAATTAACCACAAAGCAGCGACAGCAAACGAACTGGCACCAGGTACCTCTGGCACGCCCCAAGAGCGCCCAGAGTGGTTGCCAGAGAACTTCTGGAGCCAAGAGAAGGGCGAGGCCAACCTAGAGGCTATGGCCAAGTCCTATGCTGACTTGCGCAAGGTGGTCAGCCAAGGCAAGCACAAAGCCCCAGAAGGTGGCAAATACGACACCAGCGTGTTTAAGACCCAAGACGTTGACAATGACCCGCTTGCCAAGACCTATGTCGGCTGGGCTCAGAAGTACGGCATCAGCCAAGTGGCCTTTGATGAGCTGGCGCAAAACGTCAACCAGATGGCTGACGAGATGGCTGGCCCACCCATCGATACCCAGGCAGAGATGAAGTCTCTTGGCCCAAATGCCAATGCCGTAGTCAATGGCATGGTGGACTGGGCTCGCGGCCTGGTCAACAAGGGCGTATGGAGCAAGGACGATTTTGATGAATTTAAGATCATGGGCGGCACCGCTCGCGGTCTTACCGCTTTGATGAAGGTGCGCTCTGCCTATGAAGGCCGGGTGCCAATTGAAGTCGCCCCAATGGAAGGCGCTCCCAGCAAGGAAGAGCTGTACCAGATGGTTGGCGACCCCAAATACAAAACCGATACTGCTTTCCGTCAGAAGGTGGAGCGGCTGTTTAACCAGCACATGTCCTGATCCCCGTTAGTTGCCATTTTGACCCAGCTTCGGCTGGGTCTTTTTTATTTGTCAAGCCCCATTTGCATTTTGTACAAATGCTCATATAATCGCGCACAAGGCATACCAGGCAACTGGCCCTTACCGCAGCGGATGCTGACGATTGGCTGACGTAAACAGCAAGCACAGGCCCGGATTTTCGGCTCACCCACGCGACAACCCTGATCAACAACCAATGAGGTATCAAAATGAGCGTTTCTCTATCAAACGCCTTTGTGACGCTCTTTGACGCAGAGGTCAAACAGGCTTACCAAGGCAAAGCAATGCTGGTAGGTGCTGTACGTCAGCGCAGAGGTGTCGAAGGCTCCACTGTTAAATTTCCTAAAGTCGGTCGCGGCGTAGCTACTGCTCGCGTCAGCCAAACCGATGTCACCCCGATGAATGTCGGGTTTTCTACCGTTACTTGCACGCTGAGTGATTTCAACGCTGCTGAGTATTCGGACATCTTTTCTCAGCAGAAGGTCAACTTTGACGAGCGCTCAGAGCTTGTCCAAGTGGTCGGTAATGCAATCGGTCGCCGTCAGGATCAATTGATCTTGGATGCGCTTATTGCTGCATCTAGCACCGGCACCGTGGCAAATTCAATTGGTGGTGCAAACACCAACATGAATATTTCCAAGCTGCGCGAAGCTGCGAAGATCTTGAACACCAAGAACGTGCCTGCCGATGGCCGCAACATCATCATTCATGCCAATTCTTTGGCATCGATGCTGGAGCAGACTTCGGTAACAAGCTCGGACTTCAATAGTGTTAAAGCTCTGGTTCAAGGTGAGATCAACCAATTCATGGGCTTCACGTTCCATGTGCTGGGTGACCGCACTGAAGGTGGCTTGCCCATCGATGGCTCCAGTGACCGCACTCTGTTTGCATTCCACAAGGATGCAATTGGCTATGCAGAAGGTATCGCTCCTAAGACCGAGATCAACTACATTCCAGAAAAGACCAGCTATCTTGTCAATGCCCTGTTTAGCGCGGGTGCCATTGCCATTGATGTTGAAGGTATTGTAAAAATCACCGCACGCGACACAGCGGCTGCGGCTTAATAGGAGGGTCACGAAATGGCTTTCTCATCTGTAGGCTTCAATACCGTTGGCGGCCAGTCAAAAGCTGGTAACGCTCCTGCCATTTACACTTACTCATCTGCTGATGCCCAG